TCATTGGCCAAGGTCAGAATTCGCCATATTTCTTCTCGATCTCTGCGAGCGTTCCTTTTCGCTCTTCAAAATGCTGCCTGCACGCGCTATTGTTGCCGCTTCCGAACCATCCCGGCGTGCTGTCGAGCAGCTTGATGAATTCTGCCCGCTCTGCTCCGGTTAAGCTCGCCGCATCGGCGGCGAAGCGGATAAACGCAAGCTTGAGCGTCTCGCCTGCATGATAGCTTTTGCTGAGCTTTGCCGCCGTGGGCTCAAGGTAGTCTTTCTTCACTGCTGCGGATGTTGTATCTATTTGTTTTATCTTTGCCATAATTTTATCTCTCTTTCTTCCCCGCTTGAGCGGAGAGAGGAGAGGCGGTGCCGCCTCTCTTGCTCTCAGCTCAGCCTAAGCATATTTCTTCGACCTCAGCTTCTAGCTGCTCTTGGGTGATCTCTCCAGAGCGCCATTGCAGAATCAGCCCGCCGTAGCTCATTAAGGCGCGCTCGCTCCATTTGGGGGCGTGATCTGCTGTAGCGAATCCTTCAACTTCGCGTCCATCCTCATAGAAGGATAGATAGCCTTCAGCATCTAGTCTTATTTCTCTCATAATCTTTCTTTATTTGATGATAGCTTTATTGCCAACATCTAGCGGCATCATAATGGCCGTTCGCTAGCAATGCAAGAAATATTTTCAATTATTTTTGTAATGGATGTCTATCTGGTGATGTTCATGACATTCATGCAGAGATGAGGCTTTGCACCTACCCCCACCCCCCACTACTACCCCCCTCGCTATTGATCGAGTGCCCAAATTTATTCTCGCATGTACGGGAAAAACCATGAGATAGCTCCCAGGGCTGCGCCCAGGTTTGGGCTGCGCCCAAGTCTGGTCCTATTATAGGACCTAACGCTGCGCGTAGGCTTTACCTAATAGGTGAAATCACTTATCTCATAGCTTGCTTGGCGCTTCGCGCCATGCTATATTTGGGTAGAGTTAGATGACAAGTGGTTATCATGATATGAGTGAAGCGGCTCCGCCAACCAAGAGTTCCGCCTACAGCGTGCGAGTGCAAAAGCTGTTACTAGCGCAGCCGCTTAACCCACTCCGCCAACTTAGCTTCAAGCCAATCCGCGTTCGACGTGAACAGTTCAATCAAACCACTCCAGCAGTACGAGGGGCCGCCTAACGGCGAATCGCCGCTTTTCGACGTAGAGCAAGAAGCCCGACTGCTCGACGACCTACTGTCGCTCGACGTCAGCCAGATTGACACGCGCCGCTATCCTGGCGCGTTCAGCTCCGATGGCCCGACGCCTTATGAGATGTCTGGGTTGGCGGAGTCTTACACGGCGGAGGAATGTCGGAACGATCCACATAGGCTGCACAACGCCAAAGACCCCTACTATCCGCTGAAGCACGAGAAGTTTGCACACCGCAACATTATCTTCTTGAAGGCACAGGGCTTGTCGAACGTCAAGATAGCGGAGCAGTTAGGCATTACCGCTGTGACAGTATCGAACGTTTTACGTCAGCCGTGGGCGCAGACCCAGGTGCTTGAGATTATCCATGAGAACGGTGGCGATGCGGTCCGCCAACTGCTCTGTGATGAGGCGCTACGTTCGGTAGAGCGGCTTATCGTGGAGCGGGACAATCCAGAAGCGAGGCCGAGCGAGCGGATCGTGGCGGCGGACAAGCTGCTAGACCGGCTGTACGGTAAGCCCAACCAACCTATTGAACATCGTTCCCAGAACCTGGATACGATGTCAGACGAAGAACTTGAACGAATCGCAAGACAAGGTATCGCCGCAGGAAGCAGCGAGACGGCTACAGCTACGTCGTAACGCACGGCGGAGCTTGGTGTCGTGGTCTCAGCTTAACGGCTTTGAGCCCGCGCTGCACCATCGGTATATCTTGACTGAACTGGAGGCGGTGACGAGGGGAGAGTATGACCGCCTTATGATCTTAGTTCCGCCGGGTTCCGCCAAGTCGACTTATACCTCTGTGCTGTTCCCGCCTTGGTTCCTCGCACAGAGGCTCTCCGCGACGATCCTTGCGTGCTCGTATGCGGCGACGTTGGCTGCTGCGTTTGGCCGGAGGTGCCGCAATCTGGTCGACCTTCACTCTGTCATCTTACGCTATGAACTGTGCAAAGATTCCAAGGCGGCAGACGAGTGGGAAACGTCCCGTGGCGGAAGGTATTTCTGTTCGGGAGTTGGATCAGGAATTGCAGGACATAGAGCAGATCTTGCATTTATCGACGACTATATCGGTTCACAAGAGGACGCGGATTCTCAGCAGATACGGGAAAAACAGTGGCTATGGTATTGGAACGACTTCTGGCCACGGTTAAAGCCGGGTGCTGCACAGATTATTATAGCGAACCGCCGCCACGAAGACGACCTTGTGGGGCGGTTACTACAGAGCGAGTGTGCGCGGTGGAAGGTGATCCGTCTACCTATGTTGGCTGAGGCTGACGACCCCTTGGGCAGAAGTCCGGGCGAAAGGCTGTGGCCTGATTGGTTTACAGACGAAATGGTACAGACGGCGAAGAAGGTGCCTCGTACCTGGGCGGGGCTGTACCAACAGCGTCCAGCCCCCGAGGAGGGCGATTACTTCCACCGCGACTGGCTTAAAGGTTACGAACCGCAAGACCTGCCTACGCAGTTGCGGGTGTATGCGGCGGGCGATTTTGGCATTAGTGAGGAGAAGGGGTCAAAGCGGACGTGTTTCGGCTTGGGCGGACTCGATGAAAGCGGCGTGTTTTGGATTCTGCCTGACATATATTGGGATTATGTCAAGCTCGACGCGCCTGATGTGAAGATCGACCGCATTCTTGATTTGTGCGACCGTAACCAGCCGCTTGTCACGTGGGCAGAAAAGGGCCACATATCGAAATCGCTCAAGCCGTTTTTCTCTGCGAGGATGCGCGAACGGGAGAGTTATCATTACATTACCGAGGTCACGCCGTCCGCCAACAAGGAGACTCGTGCGCAAGCGTTTAGAGCGCGGTGCTCTCAAGGAATGGTCCGCTTTCCTAAGTTTGCCCCGTGGTGGGCGGAGGCGGAACATGAGTTGTTGACTTTTCCTGGAGGGACGTACAATGATTTGGTTGATATGTTGGGCCATCTTGGTCGTGGTATTAACGATATGGTTTGCCCGGTGGGCAAACGACCATTGATTAGCGAGTACCCCGTGGAGATGCCGCCTCTGACCATGCGTTGGGTTCGGCAAGTGCAGAAGCAGGCGGAGCGGGAACAGGAACTTCGATTGATTGACATGTGAACGACATAAGCGACAATAAACCTCCGATTGAGGAGAGCGAGCGACAGGCGGTCACCGCTTGGACGGACAAGGTCCGCTCTGCTAGGGACGATAAGTGGGAAGACGACTTTGATCGGATGCGGAAGAACGAGGAGTTTATCACGGGCTTGCAGTGGGAGGGGCAGAAGGAGATTCGGTCGAAGAAGTATGTTTGCAATATTACGCTACAGCGGATTAACCAGAAGGTGGCTACGCTGTATGCACGCAACCCGCAGGCTACGGCAAAGCGGCGTGAGCGGTTGGATTTTCAACTTTGGGACGGTAGGGTAGAGACACTGGCCACCGCAGTGATGGGTGCGCAACAGTCGCTTCAAACCGGCATACCTGATTTGCAGTCGGTCGCGTTGTTGGCGGACTATCAGAGAGGAAAACAATGGCAAGAACTTGTCAACAAGGTCGGGCGTTCTTTGGAGATTGTCTACCAATACGAATGCGATACCCAGGAACCAGACTTCAAGTCGTCTATGAAGAACTCTTTGGTCCGTGCGGCGACTGTATGCGGTGTGGGTTATGTAAGGTTAAACTTCGTACGAGAGGTCCCACAAACGCCAAGTTCGACGCAAGCGCCGCAGTCTACTCGGGATAAGGTCGGCAGGATTCGTCAGATTTTGGATGGGATGGAGAAGGGTGATGTTCAGACGGATGGACCAGAGGCGGAACAGCTCCGCTCGTTGACCATGGCGTTGGGGACGACCGCCATGTACGAGCAGTCAGAGGTGAAGGAACGCTTGGTGTTCGACTATCCCGCTTCGACGTCGATTATACCTGATCCAAGGTGTAAGGATTTGTCTACGTTTAGGGGTGCCCGCTGGGTTGCGCAGGAGTATTTGTTGCCGCTAGACGAGGTAAACGCGTTCTTCGGTACGGAGATTAAGCCCGGCGGCGACTTGCGGATCTACAACGAGGATGGTGAGGAGCGTCCAATTGGTAAGGAAGTTGGAAAGTCGGACGTGACGAAGCCGATTGTCGCACTTTGGGAGATATTTGACATCACGACCCGCTCCCATCTGTTCGTCGTGGACGGCTGGGAGGGGTATGTTTTGCCTCCTGAGCCGCTGGTGCCGTATACCAGGCGGTTCTGGCCGATCTTTGGACTCGTATTTAATAGCGTGATCGCGGACGACGGCTCGGATGTGTCGATCTTTCCGCCCTCTGACGTGGATCTGATGTTCCACCCGCAGAAAGAGTGGAACAGAACGAGGGATGCGTTGAGGGCACAGCGGCGGGCGAATGCACCTAAGTACTTTGTCAGGCAGGGGTTGATGACGGACGAGGACAAAGAGAAGCTGGATACGGCAAAGGAGAATGAAGTCATCGAGTTGCAGGGCATTCCAGGGGACAAAGAGCCGGATAAGTTCATCGTACCTGCTAGTCACGCACCGATTGACCCATTGGCCTACGATACCAAGCCGCTTTCCGAGGACATTATGCTCGGTGCGGGGGCACAGGAGGCGAACTTTGGCTATGCTAAGCCGAATGTGACCGCCACAGTGGGTACCATTGCGGAACAGTCGAGAATGACGGTCGCCTCGTCGAACGTGGATGATTTAGATGGGGTGTTGACGCTACTTGCCAGGGCTGGTGGCGAAATGCTCTTACGCGAAATGAGTGTCGAGACGGTTAAGCGCATCGCTGGCCCTGGCGCAGTTTGGCCCGTAGAGAATCGTGACGACTTTTTGAATGAGATCCAGCTGGAAGTCGTCGCCGCTTCCTCGGGTAGGCCCAATAAGGCTATTGAGATCGCAAACTTTGAGCGAATTGCCCCGATGCTGTTGCAGGCGGGCGCGAACCCGATGTTTGTGATACGTGAGGCGGTGAAACGCCTTGACGATAGGCTAGACATTAACGAAGCTTTTCCACCACCTATGGGAATACCACAGGTGCCAGGAACGCCGTCGGAGTCGCAACAACCGGCTGTTCAAGGTCCTCAGCAGCCGTTACAGGAGCTTCCCAGCGGGGCTTCTACACCCCTACCGGCGGCGTAATTTATGCGAACACTACTCGCACCGGACGCTAAACCAGAAGGCGGACCCCCGTCCAATCCGCCACAGACAGACGCACACGAGGCTGAATCGTCAACAGCCGCCACGGCTCAGACTGAGACTAGCGAAGAGTCGACTACTACGCCACTGCAAGAAGCGGTCGCGAAGGAGTTTGCGGAATCGAAACCCGCAGCAGAGGAAAAGCCGGAAGTCGAGTCCGATAATAGGACCGAACTAGAGGAAAAGAAAACGAGCGATGGTAAGGAAGAACCCAGCGCTGATGGTGAAGCCGAAAAGGCTGAGACAACGCAACGAGAAGCTCCAAAAGATGACGAAGGCAAGGAATTGCCTCCGTTTCACGAGCACCCGCGATGGAAGGAAATGGTCGAGGAGCGTAATGCGCTTCGAGAGCAGGTCAAGTCCGTCGAGCAAGGCAAGAAGTACATTGAACAGCAGACCGGGATTGTGAATTACTGTTTGAACAACGGTATATCGCAAGAACAGTTCCAACAGGGATTAGAGTTAATGGCTTTGATTAACACTAATCCGGCTGAGGCCGCCAAACGGATAAAGCCAATAATGGAACAGCTCGGAGAGTTCGACGGCAGTAAGTTGCCGCCTGATCTTGAGGAGGCGGTTGCTGACGGGAAGATCGAGTTGGAGTATGCACAGCGGTTAGCGCAAGCTGAGGCCCAACGGAAGTTTGGGCAGCAGCAAACGAAGAAGAGTCAGGAACAGCTTGAGCAGGAACGTGCACAACAGATGGCTGAGGTGCATGGTCAGGCTTTGTCGTCGTGGGAACAAACGACGATGAAGAACGATCCTGATTTCAAACCGAAGGCGAAAGCCGACGAGGTGGACGGAATGTACGAGTACGTCGTAGACCGCTTTAGTGCGTTGATCGCTAAAGCGCCGCCTCGTACGGCGCAAGACGTTGTCAAGTTGGCGGAGCAGGCTTATAATAGCGTAAAGAAAACGTTCGCGACGCGCCTAACGCCGAAGCAGCCAGTTCGGAAACCAGTGGACAGTGTTTCTTCCAGAAACGCAAAAGTGGCCCCAAAGAATGTCACCGAGGCGGTGCTACAGGAAATGGGGCTTTGACGAAAGATTAACTTATGGCAAATCCTACAGGATCGAGTGGTACCACGATAGGTGACGTGGCATATACCACGTTGAAATATTACCTAAAGGGGCCGACGATGGCTCAGACCATCCAGGACAAACCGTTCCTGGCTTGGTTGAAACAGAACCAAAAGACGTTCCCCGGCGGCAACCTAGCAATCAGTATTCCCGTGCAGGGGGGATACTATAGTGACAATAATGCCCTGCAAGGCTATTCGTATGATGATACGTTAGTCTTTGGCACGATGGCCAACGCCCTGCGAGCAGAGTTCACATGGTATGAGGTCTTCTACGGATGGTGGATCAACTGGACGGACTTGAAGGTCGACGGGATCACCGTTAACGACGAAGCCAAGATCAGTGAACATTCGCGGGCTGAGGTCATCCGCTTGACCGGCATTCTGCAAAATCGTCTTGATGACTTCACGGAGTCGTGGGCTCGTCAGATGAACAAAATGCTCATATTGGACGGCTCACAGGACGCGAAACAGTGTCCGGGCCTTACGGCTGTCTTGACACAAGGGACTACCTCGACCGGCTCTGTCGGCGGGTTGAGTCGTGCCTCGTATACGTGGTGGCGGCACCGTGCTGCGGAGAACATCGCGACGAGTCCGGAGTTGCAGACGCTGACCAAGAAGCTCCGCTCAGAGGTGAGACAGCTTCGCCGGTATAGCGGTCGGCCGAACAAGGTGTTCGCCGGGTCTAAGGCGATTGAGTCGGTGGAGGCAGAAATCTTCGAGAAGGGTTATTACACCACGGAAGGTTTCGCGAAAGGTGAGAAGAACGACCTGGGCATGGCGCAAGTGCGTATGCAGGGCGTCGGCACCTTTGACTATGACCCGACCCTGGACGACAATGGCATGAGCAATGCTATTTGGATGTTGGACAGTCGGCGGTTGTCGCTGTACGTGATGGAGGGTGAGGACACGAAGGCGTTGAAGCCTGCGCGACCTTTCCAATATCTTGTATATATGTCTGGCCTGACGTGGACCGGCGCGCTGTGTGCGAGCCAGTTGAACTGTCACGGTTATTACACCGTGGCCGCATAACGGGCTAACAGAAAGGAACAAACGAGTATGAAAAAGCTACTGGTCAGTCTGTTCTGCATTGTGGCCCTTGTGTCGATGGCCCAGGTCGCAGGCAACTTTCAACACAATTCGGTCTCGCTGATGAACGCGCAGTCGCTGACGTTGACGAACCTTATTGGCATTACGAACATCGCGTCTAGCACAAGTCGTGGGACGAACTTGGTTGGCACGGTGTTTACAAACGTCTTCGGCTCGAAGGTGACTACGACGGCGACGGTGGGAGATAAGTTCAACCTGTTGGCTGACTTCGACCTCCCAGCTACGTCGATGATTGCGTCGAACACGACGGCCCCGCCTACGTTGGGGATGTTTTACATCCAGGTCACGCGGGCCGGTGCGTCGGCTACGAACGCGATTAATTGCGTGTTTAGCCTGTTGCCGGATGGCGTGAATGAGTCGCTGGACTCGGCAGGGCTGTTGACGGTTACAATGGCCGCCGATGTCAATGCGACCACACCGTCGACGTTTACGGCACCTATATCCGCCTTGTGGGCAATGGGTGCTCCACGTGCGCGATTGCGCTCGATTAGCTATACGGCCACAGCTGCCGGTGATAGCCGGATCGTTGTGAAGAAGCTGTCGTTCAATTCGTTCTATTAAACAGTTAACCCCGCTTGGGCCGACGGGTAAATCGGCCCAACTTTATATGAAAATAGCTAACGGTACTTTGAAACTTCGCCCGACATGGACGGTTCCGATTGTGAATGTGACCCCCGCCGAGGTCCAGTTTTTAGTAGCGGAACATCAACGCAATGCCAAAGGTTTGGCCGTGGAGATCGACGAGGCGTCGGTATCCGAGGTCGAACGGGGCGAGCGAGATGAGATATCACGCTTGCTCGGCAAGTACAATCGCACACGGCTTCTTGCGATGTATCCTAAAGCGAGTTTCCGCCTTCCGCCAGACTTCAAAACGGCTCTTGATGTCGGGATGGATGTTGAACTGCCGCCGTCGCAGTTCTCTAATTCGGACGAGGAGCCGAAGCCCCCGCGTAAGGGAGACGAATAGTTTATGGCACGTGGCACCCCATTAGATGTTGTTAGGTCCATGCTCAGAAGTGAGTGTGGCGAGAATTTATCTCCGAACTCGGAGGTAAACGATGAGTTGAGCCAGCTTGTTGCAAACAAGCAAGTGTGGCTTTCCACTGAGTGGGACTGGCCATTTCTACAACAGAGATGGGACGCCACGTGCTCTAGTATCTTTACCACAATCCCGACGACGACGATTGATAGTGAGGCGTATTTGATAGACTTTGATCGTTCGTTGGTGGTAAACCATAAGCAGAACGAGATGTGGCACCCGCTTGAGTATGGCATTGGGGAGGAGGAGTATAACTCGTACGATTCAAGGGCGGGGGAGACGAGTGATTTTACTCAGCGGTGGATGTTGCACAGCCCGACCACGTTTGAAGTGTGGCCTGTGCCCGCTACGGCGCAGACGATCCGCTTTAGTGGCTACCGAAGGCTGACGTCACTGAAGATGGGCGGCGATGAGACGACACCCACGGGTTGGGACGATGGGGCGTTGTTGGATTTGGATGATTTGTTAATAGTTTACTTTTGTGCTGCGGAACGTCTGGCAAGACGAAACCAGAGGGACGCGGCATCAAAAATGCAACTTGCGATGGAGCGTATGCGTATGTTGCGTGCGATGAACCCATCGAGACCCCGCCGAGTCGTACTTGGTGGGGCAGCCGACGAGGACGATGAACGTCCAGTTAAGTTGGTGGCTCTTGGATAGTTAAAAGAAAGGTAGAGTATGACTAATATAAGTGAAACACTCTCCGATACGCACGCTCACATTTCGTACGAGCCGTGCAGGGTACTGGAGATAACGGGCAACTGGGCGGGGGCCGCGGACGCTTATCTTATGCTGTTCGATGTGTTTGGGGCAAACAAAGGGGAGAAACCAGACGACGGAGCAACGCCGAAAGAAGTGTTTCGTGTGTTTGCCGCGACTCCGTTCCTTTGGTCGTTTGCTGAGCCGATAACGTTTGAGCACAGTTGCGTGGCTGTTTTCTCGTCGACGGGCGATACGCTAACAGTCGTAACAGGGGACGGTAATACGGGCGACCTCTTTGTTAAGGGGACAGATTTTGATTCTTCGTCCTCGACTTCGACGGAGATTGGTGATAAGTCGACGGACTGCTACTACTTGGATATTTGGACTGGTGGGGCCAAACGGTTGGTTAGCGCCGAGATTGTAAACGGCTCGGGGGGAGCGGCGTATATTATGCTGTTTCCGATGCTTGCCAGTGCTGTTACTGATCCAGGGGAAGTGCCCATTAGAGCGTGGCCTGTCGCTGACGGGGCAACGCTTAAACTAGACATGGGGCCAGGCTATTTGTATCCCCCGACGGGAATGGCCGCTGCTTGTTTGATGGCAAGCACACCGGTGTCGGGGTTGTCTGTGGGGGAACCAGGAGCCGCCGCTTATGTCACTGGTATTTCTGGTGGGGGGTTTACAATGTTAGCTAAGTACCGACCTGTGTAATATGAAAAAACTTCTTACGTTGTCTCTCTTGGTGTTCGCCTCAACGGCGTTCGCTCAGTTTTATGTGCCGCCATATACGCCTTGGCGGCAGACGCTGTTGACGAATAGGACGGTGGCGGGGGTCCGCTCGGACCTGGGAATTATTAACGCCACGAACGTGGTGGTTAATGAAAACCAGTTGGCTACTACGGACGACATTCTAGCTATTAAGGACGGAGCGCTTGCGACCAATGTGACACATTGGGGTACGCTGGCGTTTCCGTCAGCAGGAGCAATAGCTAATGCGACGAACGCCTCGTTCAATTTTTATGCAGTGGGCGCGGCTGCGTCTGGGCCGACTCTTTACCGAAGCGGGCTTACCAATGATATCTATATTCGCTGGTGCAATATGGATGACACGAACACAACCTTTGACGGTTATCCTCCCAGCATCGGCATTGGGCCTGATTACGCACTGCCCGAAGCCACCTATTTTACCATGTATGATAACGTAATTGGGCAGGACGTGTTCATGGTAGGGCAGTCCAATTCAACCCGTGGACACTTCTTGTTTGGCCCTGGTGGTTACTCGCTTGATCCGACAGTGACGTTCACTTTTGCGGATAACAAATTTGATATGACTACCAATTCTCTCGCCGCCTCAGGCACTCAGCGGTTGCAGTCTTCGATGGTTATTCAGGCTGTGACGAATGGCCTTGGTATTCATAGCACCAACATTTATTCTGATTTGCTCTACTTAGCCGGGGCTTCTGGAGCAAATCATTTTCTGCGATTTGGCAACGACGCAGCTAGTTATGCGTATGACTGGCGGATTGGGCTCTCCACAAACGCATTGCACTACAATGACCTTACATTCTACAATACTGACGGCGGCACGTCGCAACAACCCAATGCTCCAGGTCGTCCTTACTTGCGTTTGCACCCACTGAACCAACCATTTGTTTGGGTAACAAACTTGTTTGAGGGTGCCGCCTCTTGCAACTTGACATACAGAGTGGATATGACCGCAGGCAACATTAGTTGGTACAACAGCCGACCCGGTGGTGGAAGTGGAGTCGGCTGGGCTGGATTTACATTCACGAATGCCGGTAATGGCTTCGCTATTACAAAGCTTGGGCGTTACGTTAAAACCAACACTTGCATCAACGGCGCAAGTCATAGAATTGTGCTTCTTGAAAGAGCCACCAACTCGGCAACCTGGACAACGAACACGACGGTTCTTTTACCTAGGACAAGTCTGGTTAGTTCTAACTGGGTATTTGGCGATTGCTATGCCGTAGTATCACCCAACACACAAGTGTTCGTTATGACCGACACCACGGATGGGCTTGATTATTGGGGCGCTTGGGGAGCCGCGGTGCAATGGGATGACACGACAATGTACCTTGGCGCGAAAGCGTACGGGACGTATGTCACCGGGGATTTAACGGCTACCCCTCCCTCGGTTATGGATGTGAATGCCAACTATGGTCCGCTAGCATACGTTAGGAAATCTCAATAACATGAAACGCATCGTTGCCGCTTTACTTCTTTCGGCTACTGTCGCGACGGCGGCGACGGTGACGAATTTTATCACTGATTCTGGTGGGATGCCGATGAATACGTGGGTCGTGTTCTATCCCACGAACACCCCGCAGATCATCGGCATTACGAATGTGCTTACGGTGCCTGTGCAGGCGCGTGCGACAAGAGGCGCGTGGTCGAAGACGATTGTTGGGGGCATCTACGCTGTGGACCAAGGCCAAGGCGACCTTGAGCTTATCCTCGTGCCGCCTAACGATACGGCCACGTATAGCTTCGC